GCAGGGAGTAAAAGGTGTGGCTGATAGAGGGATGAGGCCTGAGGACAATCCTAAGCTCCATCCGCGGCAGACGCACGCGGCGCAGACTGAGTTATCGGAGAAGAAATGATTAACGCTGAGAGGTTCTGGTCAAAGGTGAACAAGTCGGGTGATTGCTGGCTATGGACTGGCTCTAGGTTTCCTAAAGGTTATGGTCAGGCTTTTGTTGACAGATACCCGATGGGAGCACATAGAGTTTCTTGGATACTAACTTTCGGGGAAATACCTACAGGTCAACAGGTGCTTCACCATTGTGATAATCCTCCCTGCGTTCGACCTGACCATCTGTTCTTGGGGACACACAAAGACAACATGCGTGATCGCAATACCAAGAAACGTATGGCTTATGGTAATCGCTCTGGGATGTCCAAAGTAACAGAAGATGAAGTCAGGGAGATACTTCGGCTTTATGCTAGCGGTATGACTCAGGCTGAGTTACGGAGACGATACGGTCTAACGGATTATCCTATGTACTGTATAGTTCACCGTATCAACTGGAAACATATAAGTGCTTAATCTAGATCATTTTGAAAAGTTCTGCGCGTCTCTACGACTAAAAGACAGAGACACAGGCCGCATGGTGCCCTTCATCTTCAATCCATCGCAACGGAAGATCATGGAACAGTTAAAGGCGCATCAAGCTAAGAAGCGTCATATGTGGATAATTTACCTTAAGGCGCGTCGCTTGGGTATATCCCGTCTGATGCTCGCGCTTGGTGTTGCGCATGCGCTACAGAAACAGAACGCCAATGGAAAGATAGTTGCGCAGTTGACGGAAACTGCGAAGGAATTATTCTCCCAAGCCAGAGACTTCTCTGATCAGCTTCCCTGTCGATTACCTACGCCGACGCAGCGCGAATTATATTTCCCTCACTCTAATGGTGTGTCGATTCTTAGTAGAGCCACGGCCAAAACTGTAATTGGCGGCAGAGGTCTAACTCACTCCTTTCTCCACCTAACTGAAGCCGCATTCTATCCTGGTGAGGACTCCTTTATCGCATTACTAAACACTGTGTCTGCTGCCGATCCTGATAACGCTGTAGGTATTGAGACTACTGCGAATGGGATTGAAGGACCAGGGGAGGCATATTTTAACTACTGGAAAGCGGCAGAGGCTGGAGACAATGAGTTCTTAGCTATCTTCCTTCCAGTATGGGAAGATCCCGGCACATTCCTACCAGATAAGTTAGCTCCCGATGCTCCGCGTGACGACTATGAGAGATGGCTCATGCGTGAGTTCAAATGTACGCCGGGACAGATAGCGTGGTTTCGCTCTACACTCGAAACAAAATGCGGTGGGTCGATTTACAAATGGAGACAGGAATATCCTTCGACTCCTGACGAGGCGTTTATATCTTCTGGCGAGCCCATCTTCGACTTCGAGGAACTGGACTACATGCGTAAGACGTGCTGCGACCCCATCGCCAAGGGAGACATCCAAGGCCCTCCCGGCGATATGTTCTTCATGGAGAAGCGCGACGGCCCTCTCTACCTGTGGGAGAAGCCTCAACCGCTGACCCACTACTTCGTAGGCGTCGATGCGGCCAAGGGCGTCGAGGAAGGCGACTTCGCGGCCATCGTGGGCTGGAACGCGGAGACCGGCGAGCAGGCGTTCCGCTACGCGGGGCGCGTCGGCCCGGAGGCCCTCTCGGAGAAGGTGAACTATCTCGGCCGCTGGTACAACAAGGCCATGGTGAACGTGGAAGTGACAGGCGGGTGGGGGTATATCGTGGTGAAGTCCCTGCGCGACGACTTCCACTATCCTAACCAATATCTATGGAGGAGCCGTGACGACAAGCCGGACACGAAGCCACGACAAGCGCTCGGTTGGGAGACAACGGATCGGACCCGTCAAATGTTATTCAACGTGTTTCGGACGGCTCTACGCAATTCCCTCCCTAAGCACTACGGTGATGGAGTGCCGGTCCAGCAGCGGGAAATTATTGTCAGAGATATTCAACTTTACTCTCAGTGCTCCAAAGCGCAGAGTGACATCGGATTCCGATGGCGAGTCCTGAAGGGCCACGACGACATCGCCATGGCCGCCTGGCTAGGCTGGATAGCGCTCGCGCACTACCACATCCCCCACCCCGACCTCCGCACCGTCGGCTCCACGCTCGACCGCACCGAGCCGACTCTGCCCGTGACCGTGATGGATTCGCCAGAGACCACCGCCGCCGGCATCGTCGGCATGTCCTCGGAGCGCCACCTCTCGCGCGTGCTAAACTACGCCAAGAACCGAGCCGCGCAGGACCGGCTCCGAGGAGTGTGACGACATGGCCACCCGCAACCCATTCGCGTTCCTCGACTCCGAGTCCAAGGACCGCACTCTCCTCCTCCTCCTCCTCGCGCTGATCCGCAAGCAGGGCGGCGAGGTCACTCTCTCCCTCGAAGACCTCACCGCAGTCGAGGACGGCTCCTCCTTCCACAAATACCCGGATGACAGGGGCACGTCCCTCGTGCTACGCTACGCCCGTAGGGGAGCGGAAGCGTACTTCCTCACGGCCTTAGAGGAGTCGTCATCGACACCGGCAAAATCTCGCTCGACGGCGCGGCCTGCGACGGCGCGCCCGCAACCGGACGAGGCTCCATCGTCACCGGACCTCCCACCGCCGCCGCCGCGCCACTCCGTCCACTCGGACGTGGATCTCGCCCTGCGCGAGGAGGAGATGGCGGAGCACGCACGCTCAGTGCAGCAGGAGCGCCTGCGCCAGGCCCGAGCGGAGTCAGGGACGCTCCCGTGGCGGACAGCGCCATCAACGCGCCAGTAACCACTTCCATCAACGCGCCCGTCGAGGTCACCGGCGACATCACCAAGGACCGCCTCTCCGGCCTCCAAGCCTTCCAGCGTATCTCGCAGGCCTTCGCCAAAGGCTTCGACGAATCCGAGCCTCTGGCCTACGGGCGGCTGCTGACCGACCTCATGGACTACGGTGCGCTGCTGGTCTCGGGCGGCCTCATGTCGGCGAAGGAACTGCTCGACAAGATCGAGGATCTCCAGCAGCACATCAAGAAGGGCGGCACCGGTGGGCGCTCCATGCCGGACCTGTTCCACGAATGGCTGAACGGCGACGCTGGCGCGGAGGCCACCTGAGATGCCGCAGCTCATCATCGACCGTGGCTTCGTCGAGTGCCCCGCGTGTGGCCTGCACTTCACCAAGGAGGCTGAGCAGGACGGTCGCGTGGCCGTGATGCGCCATCCGAAGTCCAGCCTGTGCTTATTCGACTACCAGTTGTGGCGCGTGGACCGGATCAACGGCAACGCGGAGGCGTTCAATGAAGCCTGAGAGGCGGAGGGCATTATGTATCCTGTAGTCCCAGAAGCACGCGAGGGCGCAAGGTTCGTGGAGATCGCCAAGGATCAACCCGAGTATCTCCCGCTCCCAGCCAACTACAAGAATCCCTACGTGGAGACCAAGTGGCGGCTGTCATGGCGGGAGCGGCTCAACATCCTCCTCACGGGGCACTTCTATCTCACCGTCATGACATTCGGCAGGCCATTGCAACCCATCCGCCTGTCCGCGTTGCGGGAGCCTGACCTATGAAGAAGAATCCACAGAAGTATAAGTTCCACCGTGCCGCGTCTCATCCATCCGGTCGCTCCGGCAAGGGCCGCGTGGTCACCCGGATGCCGCGTCACCGGAGGCGATACTGATGCCGCGCCCCACTCGCGGCGGCCCCGTGCCGATCCCGTCCTCCGCCTACGGCAGCGCCGACGAGGAATCCAATCGCGTCTACCGCCGCCGCGAGGGCACGCTCCCCGGCACGCGCATCGGCATCCCCGGTCGCACGGACTCGCCGCAGGACCGCAACGGCAAGTGGGAGCCGGGACCGATACGCCGTAAACGCTGATGGCCAATCTCGCTCTCATCACGTCGCGCAAGTCGGCGGACTACTACTCTCCCATCTCCCGCCATCTCGACGAGTGGCAACGCCTCTCCCGCGACTTCCGCGACCAAAAGCTCGGCCGCAACTGGTTCGACGAGATCGAAGCCTTCTACCAGCTCACCGGCGGCAACGACCCACTCCCGTCCTTCCGCCCCGCCATCCGCGTCCCGCAGCTCCAGGTCCTGATGATGCACGAGGCCAACGACCTCTCTGAGACCTCCCCGCGGCCCTATATTGTCAACTACGCCGCCGGCCGCCGCGAGGAAGCCCGCGAGCAGGCGCTCCAGTGCGCGTGGCGCTACGCCCAGGTAAACTACCACTCCATGTTCACTACGCTCATGTCCCTGTTCAGCGGCATGTGCCCCATGCAGGTCGGCTTCGACCCGGACGCGCGCCAGGGCCGCGGCTCCATCTGGACCAAGATGCGCGACCCTCGTACCTTCGACTGCGACCCGGCCACCGACTACACCTGCAACTGGTCATGGCTGATCTTCGAGGACCGGATGCACATCGAGGAGGTGAAGCAGCGGTGGGGCTCTGCCGCCTCCCAAGTCAAGCCGCGCGTCTCGGGCCGCTCCGTCTCGCCGATGCTCGGCGACGCGGGCTACGGCGTGGACATGCCCGCCGGGCCGATGTCGCTCGTCCCCGGCCTCCCCACCCGCAACTCGATCCCCTCCGACAACCGCGTCCGCGTGCGCTGGGCCTACTGCCTCGACTACACGCGCGAGCGCATCGAGGACAAGTCGCTCCCCTCCGGCGCGCTCGTGCCCGCCGACTTCGCGTGGAAGTACCCGAACGGCCGCCTCGTGGTCGAGTGCGAGGGCTGGACGCTCCAAGACGGCGACAACCCCTACCCTCTCAAAATGTTCCCCGCAGTCCCGTTCTGGTCCACGCTGCCGCTCTACGGCCTGTGGTCGACACCCGCCATCCGCTACTCCAAGTCCGTCCAAGACGCCGCCGAGCGATTGTACACAGGGTTGTTCGAGAACGCCGTCCGCCTGAACAACGGCGTGTGGTTCATCGACGAGCGCACCGGGATCGACGCGGAGTCCTTCGGCGGCATGCCGGGCGAGGTGCAGGTCATCAATGCCAACTCCCCGCCACCCGAGTGCCGGTTCCCCCCGCAGATGCCGCAGCAGATGACGCAACTCCCCGGCCTTCTCCTCGACATGCAGAAGGCTCTCCAGGGATTCACCGACGCCCGTTCGGGCAAGCCGGGCGCGGGCAACATCTCCCCGGAGCTATTCGACTCCTCCGTGATCCGCTCTCAGGGCGTAACCCAGCTTCGCGGCCGCCTGAACGCCGCCTCGTTCCAGCGCCTCGGCGAACTCATCTTCTACACCATGGCCCGCTACTACCGCACCCAGAACATGTCGATGAAGACCTCGAAGGGCTACGAGACGGTGCCGTGGACCGAGACCAACCGGCCCGACCAGTTCGACTTCGAGATGGACGAGGCTTCGATCCTGCCGTTCAGCCAGACGATGCTGCGGAAGCTG